CTACGACGGCAGAACTTTGATGAAGGTTAAGCCCTGCTAGATCAACTTTTTGAGTCATTTGTTTTCCTTGTAAGAGTATACAGAGGGCTTTTACACCCTCTGTATATTCAGTTACTGATTAATAACACCGTAGATGTTATACTTAATACGGATCTTAAGAAGTCCGCCAGTATAAGTTCCACCGATTGCGCCTGCCGAAAGGAAGGCTGACTGAGCCAACGGCGAGCTTGCCGAAGCTGTAGTCGTAGTAGTAGTCACCGGCATATTACCGTCGATCAGCCAAGTACCTTGCCCGACTGCTGCCGCAGGAATCTGCGTAGTAGGGTACAAGATTACTTTCTGACCTACGGTAGTAAACATAGCGTTGGTGAGGTTGTTCAAGAGTTGAACACCTGCGTTAGGAGCAACCTGGACCCACCACGTAGGTTGTCCAGAAGCCTGTCCCGTCTGCGCAGTAACCAAGCCAAGGTTAATACCAGTCGCAGAGCTTGCCGTCATCGGGATCAAAGTAACTACTTCGACCGACTCGAGATTGACCTGCGGACCCGACAGACCTGACACCGTACCCGTAAGGGTGTTAGTATACGTCTGGATGGGGAATAGGGTAGTAAGAGAGATTACACCAGCTGCCTGGGAAGTCGTCGAGGACGAACCAAACAGGAGTGTCGAGTATTGAAGCAAACCAGGTAACGTGTTACCTCCGTACGTAACGGTGTCAGCCGCTAGATTGAGATAGACTTCAATCTCGCGTTGATCTCCATACATAAGAAAGTCACCACCGATTTCTGGCAATGCTTTAGACGTCCCGTATTGAAGATTAAGGCCGTCGTTGTTAATCCATGAACCTGTAACCATAGTGTGTCCTCCTTAGGTCGGCACGACGCCGGTTGCGGTTAGAACAGTAACCATGTTTTCAGGCCGATAGAGCTTGAAACCATACTCGGCGATCGTCATGTACTCTTCTTGCTGTAGATCCATGTTGAACTTGGAATACACAGTAGGCATCTGCCTAAACGCTCCAACCCACGGCGTAGTGTCGCCGGGAGCTGCAGAGAAGAAGTAGTTCGCGACGCCATTCGTAACCGACACCGAAGTGCCTCCTACGGTGATGGACTCCGACGCGATTGACGGAAGATAGTTAGACTCGTAACAGTCAAAACCGTAGATGTTAAACCGGAATTTGAATCCGTTTACCAACCCCTGTTCAGGAAGTTCCTGCCAGCGTTGGGACGGAGTCAAAAGGTTAACGACGTTAGTCTGTGTTTCGAGAGTATAAGCAACAGACGGATCGATGACTGCAACTAGGTTAGTCAACGGAACGTTAGCCTTCGTGAGAGCATAACGAGCCTTGGCGAAATCTTGGAAGGTAATCGCTTGACTTGTACCAGAAGCCACCCATCGGTGGTCCGCGTTGTTGATTTGGTTAGTGCTGCCAGACTGTTGTCCGGCGTTTGCCTGAGTGAATATCCGTGTTTCAACGGCTTCCATAAGAGCACGGTGTTGTCGTGGCACGAATGCCGCGATGACGTCTGCGCTGTAGAAAGAGTCGCGTTTAAACTTTTCAGAGATCGCGTTGGCGGAGTACTTGTACTGGTCGAAGGAGAAGGTAAAATTACCGGTATCCATCGCGTTGTACTTAATCGCCTGTCCTTCAGTGAAGTCAGCAGTTTCTGCTTCGCCGATAGACGGGATATTAAGAGTATAGCCGTCAGGGAAATCTGAAATAATACGGACAAACTTCATGGCATTCAGTTCGTCTAAGAGCAGCTCTTTGATCTGTCTAGACCAGAGAGTAGTTCTTATCAGATACTGAGTATTGGCATCCATAAAACCTGCCATATCAGCTCCTTTTTAACTCAGAGCCGACCAAAGTCTCCGTCCTCGAAAGCTGTTCCGAGTTCTTCGTAGTCTTTAATCATCTGAGTTGCTGTCTTGGGATCACGATAGGCATTAGGGTTAGACTTCTTCAGTTCTTGGTAGTAAGACCAAGTTCTTTTCTTAGTGTTTGGTTTGAAGCTGTCACTTCTGACACTAGACGAAGGTGGAGTCTGGAATGTTTCTGTCTGCTGCTGTTGATCAAGTCCAAAGGTTTTAAAGAAAGCCTTTGGTGACCTTCGAGCTAAAGCGTCTACCGCTTCGTCAGACAAGTCTAATTCTATCGCTTGTGATTTAAGAACGCTCTTGTAGTTATTACCAAAGCGTTCGGTTAAAGTCTTCCTAACGATATTGAAATTGTCTTCTTGTGTCTTGTTGACTGCGTATTCACGAAGTTGTTTAGACACGAGAGTTTCTACTTCTTTAGGATCGTAAAGGGGCTGTTTAGGTTCCGTTTTCACTTCGGTGTGTTCGTTACTTGGTCTCTGTGAAGAGGTTTTAAACTGGTCCATAATCTCTTCTAGTTTAGCCCTTGCGTCGTAGTCTGCCTTCAATGCGAGATAGTCGTTTCGCATCTCGTCAAGACGACGGTTTTGTATTTCAATCATTGCGTCTGAATGATATTTACCCTTAGCTAATTCTTCAGGGGTTTTAAATTTCTTACCCTCTCCGACTAGCTCTTCTAGGTAATTCTTATTCGGGTCTATTTGCGGCTCGGTCGCCGGATCGTCTGAGAGTAATGTCTGGGTCGTCATTATTCACTTCCTTTTGGTCAAGGTTAATTAAGTCTAGAACCCATTTGGCGTCTGCTTTCACACCGTTGTAGTGTGCTTGAATGGCATCCCATCCGGGTTGTTTATATTTTTCTACGCTTGTTTCGATAGCGTCGACTGTACGAAGTCTTTCGTTAATGAGGGACCTAAGTCTGTCTAGGACTTCTTTATGTCCTAGGACAGAGTTTCTAAACCGGTCTTTCTCTTCTTCAGTCTTTAAGTGTGATGTCCAGAGTGTCTTCATTGGGTAGCCAAGAGTCCTCCTGGTTGAGCGTTAGCCGAAGGTTGACGTTTTAGATCGAACGAAGGCTGTGATCCTGGTTTAAGACCCGCTGTACCGTCTGTGTCGTAGTCGTTCCCCATACCGGTAGCTGTACCCATCTGTTGATGAAGCTGTTCCTGCAGAGCCTGCGCCATCTGTTGTCCTTCAGCTTGTTCAGCTAGAGCGACGAATGGTTGGACTACTTCGTAGTCTTTAAGGTCGAAGATGTCTTCGAATATACTTGCCAGTTTCTTACCTGAGAAATGAGGCTGGACTGTCTGCCACATTCCTGAGCCTGTCAGGTTAGTCAGATTTTGGACTAGCTCAGCCTGTTCGGCGAAGTGTCTGCTAGCGAGAGGCTTGATACGACCAATGCCTGTTATGTCTTCTACAGTTAGATCTTGGAATGAAGCTACATTAAACTGGTTGTCAAACACCTTGATGGTTGTAGTTCCAACCATGTTACGTCTTGAAAGCTCGAGCATGCCGTTCATCAGAGCTTCGATTAGTTCCGAGAACTGGTTTATCTTATTCTGGAAGACACGTGCAGACGCGTTCTCTAGGCGTTGGACTTCGTACTTAGTCTTCTCACCTGGGGAGCGAAAGCCCATAGCTTCTCGAGGTGCGCCTGCCATCTGTTCCATAAGATTAGCAAGGTTTTGTATTTCCATGTTGGCATTCAGAGCCTGTACTTCAGGCACGACTAGTTCGACGTCGCCTTCGTCTCCGATGAATATCTTCTCACCGGGTTGCCAGACATAGTCTTCTACGAAGCCTTTGACCTTCTGGACGGGGTAAGTCACTAGATCGAAGATGTCAGCCTTCATGTTCTCGACGTGATCCATCCGGTATTGCATACCGACGAGGTTGTCGAGAGGACCCATACCCCAGAGGTTGTCTTGTCTCTTACGCCACACTGCTTGATAAATAGGCGGATAGCCGAAGAAACTCGGGTTAGGTTTGTTACAGATCAATTTATGTCTGTCAACGACTACAATAACTCTGTTCTTCTCGAAGACGTCGTTTATCTGGTCGTACCAGTCCCCGTAGAACGTAAGTACCTCGACGAAATCCTGTAACAAGTACGCACGAAACGAGGTAAATCCATCCATCGCGTATAGACGATCGCGCTGTATCCAATCACCTTGAAAAGTACGCGCGTGGAAACGGATGTCTTTGAGGTACTCATATAGTTTCTCGTATTCTTCTCTGTTGTCGTCGTTAGACATATTACGAAGCATGTCTCTGAGCTCACCCAAAGATATAATGCTTCTGACCATCTTGGGAGACTGTATGAAGTTCTCGGAAGTAGGATTCATCACAATGTCAAGCGGATTAATACGTTTAATCGCAGGACCGACGTAGCCTACCTGAGTCTTGTTGCCCCGTTTGTTGTCTCCGGGTGTAGTATATACACCGCCGTCCATAGCACCCATTCTGATACGTTGAGGCTTGGAAGGCTGTTCTACTCGTTGGTCAACCCATTCGACAGTAGCAAAACAGTTACCGAAGTCGATGTAGTCTAGGATAAGCTTGTCTACTTCGTGCTTGAACGAAGGTTGTTCGATCACCCACTGCATGTAGTTAGTAATCGAATCCCGTTTAGCTACTTGGTTGGCATCTCTTTCGTTAGCTTCCCAAGCTAGCCACTTACGTTTGGGGAAAAGAGTTGCTGTATAGTTTGAATACAGGTTGTCTCTAATCTGGCACAGTTTAGGTACGACAGTCTTATTCTTCCAAGGATTCGAGGCATTGGTAGTCCACGTAGTATCCGTCGCGTATACATACCTACGAATCTCTTCCCAGTTATTTTTTACGTTTTGTCTGAGTGTCTCCCACTCTACCCACTTCTCGGTAATACGAGTAGCAAGTAAATCAGGTGTCAGTACGTTGTGAAGCTCTAAAACCTTCCCTACCACTAGGCTACTCCGCCGTATCTAGAATTGAATTCAAACGCAGGTTCTTTAGCCTTTTGATAACTAAACATGTTGGTAGGCGCTTGTCCTTGTGCGAAGTCTACTGCAGAGCTAAGGGCGTCTTTGATGTCGTCGTGGGCTGGATTAGCGAACACTAGTTCTTCTTCTAAAGCTTGGCAGTTACCTGACTGGTAATGCCATATCTGACCGTTAGCGTATTTAGGTTCTAGGGTAGCCATTATGCGTTCGTCCTTAGAACCCTGCCACCTAGAAGGGCGAAACTCGTCTACAATCAGAGTTAGACCTTGAGGACGAATATAATTCTCCTTAAGATCTTTAACGATTACTTGCTGAGCCATACTGACTTCAGCCCTGATCTTTCTGAAACCCCACTTCTGGTAGAGTTTGAATATTCTGTCAAAGTATTCTGAAATCTTGTCAGTCTTGAACCTGTCGATCTCTAGGATGTAGTAGTTTTGTTTTCCGTCAATCCCGACGACGACGATCGACGTGTAGTCCGACTTCTTGCCCGTCGAGTACGCGAAGTCGACTGCGGCAACGATGTTGACTCGTTCTCCTTTGAAGAACCATCTACCGTCACGACGGGAGAGGTAGTTTGCGTCGTAGTACTGGAAGAGGTTTCTTTGGATTGGGGACGAATCGATGTCGTGTGGATCGTTATAGTATTGGGCCCGGAAGTGTATCTTATTAAGGTATTGCGCTCGCTTCTTAGCGAGAATTTTGTCGTCGAATCCAAACCATTTTCCTTCTGACCCCTGCTGCCTGGGCCACAGAAACTCCCCAGTGCCGTCGCCAACGGACTCAACTTCTCGTTGCATAGTCTCAAACAGTGGTATGGCTTTGTTAACATTACCCAGTTCATCAAACTCTTCAATCTCCATTCCTATTAATTCAGCGTAGAGGTCGTTCGGGTGATACCTCGTACCGACGACCCATTCTTTAGAGTTACTCGTCTCTACCGACGAGAGATACGAGTACTGCGTTTTGACTTTTTCACGTCCTTCTTTAAGATACGCATTTGCTTCAACAACTACGTCGTCCAGAACAGCGATGTCACAATGTAGACCGACAATATTGCTTGTAAGTCCTGCGGTGAAGACAGAAGGATCTCTAATACTCCACTCTTTTCGGGTAGGATGGTCAACTGATATTTCCCTTTCGGTCCATTTCTCTCTCTTAGCCTCGTCTTTCTCGACCATCTCAGGCCAGTACAGACGATAAGTGTCAGAACAGAGGATGTCTTTAATAAACTTTAGCTGTTTAGTAGCGAGATTACTCGTACTCGAAATCAACAATATCCTGAGAGTAGGATCTCTGGTTAGCTCCCAGATAAGTCTGTACGCTACCAGAGTAGACTTCATGTGATCTCTAGGTAGTAACAAAAGCTGATGCGACTTAGCATCCTCTCTAGTCCACCATCGGATGATCTCTCGATGGACGTTACCTAGGATTCTCTTAGGATGAATAACCCTGATAAACTCTTCAAGGTCTGACTCAGCCAGAAGCCTTCGCTGCTCACGTTCCTCGTTGAGTATCTTGGTCTTTTTCAATTTCTTTTTCTTTGTCTAGTCGTCCTTTAGCCAAAGAAGCCTTTCGAACTGACTCTACCAATTCATCCTTCATGGAATTAGTCTCATGACGAACGATTTCTACTTGGTTGGCTATTCCAGTAGTCTTTCTATGAAGTTCTATAAAACCTACGATAGCTAACGTCGGAGTAACTACAGAGCTGCAGGCTAAAATAAGCTGAGTGAAGTCTATGAGCTGCATCAGTGTTGTCCGTTCGAAGACCCTAGTCTGGCTAGAGCTACAGATATCTTTTCAAACCGATACATGTTTTCTTCGTGTCGTTTGTTTTGAAGTTCTCTGTTAATTTCGAGCTCCGTCCTAGTCGTAGTTTGAATCTCTCTAGCCGTAGTTTCTACTTTAGTAAATCGGTAACTCAGCCACTTAAAGAAAGCCGATCCGACCGTAAACAGCCCTAACGAGGCTGCTACGATAGCTGACCAATCCACTACTTCCTTTTACCCTTAGAGACTTTGAACTTAGAACCTAGGTGTTTAGCTAGATCACCTGTGTGTCCTTCAGGTAACCCTTTCATTGCTTCCGCAGCAAAAGACTGCCCTGAGTTCTGCAGAGGTACTTGGTTGATCTTAGCTAGGTTGTCTGCCGGATGGTCGTTAGGGTCTTGTGGAGAACCCATTAACCCTGTGTAGTTATTCGAGACGTTAGAAGACCGAGGGTCCTCGGGGATCATGTCTTCGTTCATTTCTTACCTTTGCCTTTACGAGGTTTAGCGTTGTCTATCCCCCGGTTAGTTACCTTCCGCTTAATACCTTTAAGACCGGAGGCCATGTCAAGCCCAACGACGGAAAGGCCAGCCGATTAGATTCCAGCCGAGGCTGAAACACAACCCGAATACAATCCAAGCTAGGATTGAGTTAGCCGTAATCGCTTCACACATCATGTCAGACCTCGTTCTCTACAGTCGTAGTAGTAACCGTCTTAGACGGCGTAGCCGGTTTAGCTTCTACCGCAGGAGTTCCTGGGATAGTGCTAGTGGTGATAACCGGTTCTTTACGAGGCTTCGCATCTCCAGGGATAAGTTCCCAATCCTTTGGTGTATACTCAGGCGGAGAGCCCTCGTTATCGACCAAAGCTTGATAATTCTTATAGTTATGGAAGACTTTGTCGCCCTTGTTATACTCAGTCACGTTAGACCAGTCCGAAGACTTAGTCTCTTTGTCTGGTTTAGTTTCAGTTTTTTCAAACATTCTGTATCCCTATTTCTTTTTCATTTTAGGCATAGACTTCTTTTTAGAAGTCATCTTGTCTTCTTTTTTAGCTTTGCCTTTGGCAGGCATAGCTTTCGCACTCATCGCCATTAGTTTGTTTCCTTGTTGAATATATCAGACAGATCGTATATTGTTTTTACTGAGCTGTCTCGTATGCATAGTTCTTTGTATTTAGACCTGTCTTCAGACCATACAGAGCCTGTCCAGAATTGAAAACCATCTAAATCCGCCTTGTAAATCGAACTAGATTCTACACCTTCACCTATGTAGAGATAGTCTAAACCTAAAGACTTAGCGTATTCTATCTCGAAAGATATAATCTTCTTACCGAGTTGAAGCTTAGGCTTGTGATAGTTCCAACATGTAAGCTGACTCTCTAGGCCTCCGGCGTAATGTATAAACTTAGTAAATGCTACAGGTATCTGTTCGTCTGAAAGAACTAAGAAACTAGACCTAGGGTCTGTTTCGAAGTAGTCTACTAGATCATTAAAGCCACGAATAGCTATATACTGTCTATAAAGGTCTCTTAAGGTACTGTTAGGTTCTTTAATATAAGATATACTGAAGCTGTTAGGTAACTCATTCTTAATATTATATTTAGATATCTGAAGTCTAGTAGATCTTGACTGATACCATCTGTTAGAATCTAACAGCCAACCATTCTCTAGAGCTTCTTTTTCGTCTAAGTTAGTAGTATCTAGTTGTAGTTTGACTAACTCTATGCTATGCTTTTCTTGAGAACCGTAGAAATGTTCTATAGTAGTCTTTAACATTATACTTTAGTGTTGTTGGCGCCGTCTCATAATTATATACTATTAAGAACACGAAGTCAATCTATTAGAATGGAGGCAAAATGAGGCACGATCCCTATATGTCAGACGGAGGAAGATACATACGAAGAGGTGATCTTTGGGATGGTATTACAATCTGGGACTATTGTACATGCGAATTCTGTTCCAAAGATCGCTTACAGAATGCCCGACAATCGCCCAGAGAAGCCCGTGGGTGAGTTTAAACAGGTACCCCGCTAGGGTAGTAGCTTAGAAAGGTAGGTTATCATAAATGGACGATATTAATGCTTCCCCTGATTGGTTTGATTCCTTTATCAGAAACATAGAAGTTCTAGATAGCCAGGTTCATGATCTACCCGATACTGCGTTAGGAAAATGGGTATGGCTTGATTACAATAAATCTAAATGGCCAGACGGGACTGTTATTAATAATTGTAATATTTATTCAACGAGTAAGAAAACAGGTTGGGATCTTCCTAAAGAATATAACTGTTGGGTAGAATAAATTTCTGTCCGATATTTTTTAGTTGTAATTCACTCTTGCCTTAGCCACTCCCGACCCCCTATGATCGGGAGGGCGGATGGGATCAAACAAACATCAAACAAAGACCAACATGTTGCTCCGAGCAAACAAACAAAGACTCTAGGTGCGCAATGTTCGACCAGTCTAACAGGTAGCTGAAAGGTAGGTTGTATCAGAAGAAGAGATACTTGTTAGATGCTTTCAGTATTCTGTTAGTTACCTAACAGATACCTTATAGCTCTATTAGCTATCTATAGTTCAAGACTAGGCGCTGTTTAGCGCCGTGTGAGCAACAGCATGTTGCGAACAAAGAAAAACCCCGGAAGCCTTTCGGCCGCCGGGGTTATTTGTTTGGTAGCGGTTAGTTAAAGCTTTTCCTCTACAAACCAGCAAATCTCGTTAGGTTCGTATTCACGAGGCGGATCGGTAGGAAAGATATAAGCAAGAGCAGGCACGGAGTAGTGCGGAGGCACGTCGCCCATACGATACGGAAGACACGGACAGTCAGGCTTAGTGCCAGTCTTGCAATGCTTCATACAGCCGTATGTCCAAGCATCCCACACGCTTGCGCCTGTAGATAGTTTCAGGTCTAGCATTCATCCCTCCTAAAGAAAGAGCGGGCATTTGCGCCCGCGTTAGTCGGTTACTTGCTTGCGACCTTAGTCGGCTGTTGCACTGCCGCTTCGGCTTCCATAAGCGAAGCGATCCGCTTGTTGAACCGAGAAGCCAGTGCTTCCATTGCCTCGCTCGCACTGCCGAGAGACTTCACCGCGTCGTCATGGGTGAAGATACCTTTGTTGTCTTTCTGGTTGAGGTAGACTGTCAGTTGATTGTCGTTGCCGTCAGTCTCAAGCCATGCCGCTAGCTCGGCGATGTACTCGGCAGCCTTGGCGGGGGACTTGATACGTTCCGCCATAGGCGTCTTGTCTTCCTGCTTGCCACGGCCGACCGTTGCCATCAAGTCGGCATACGTTCCGCCGTTCTTCCCGGCCTTGTCGCAATCGAGCTTCAGGAAGTTTGTCGGAGTGAACGTACCGAAATCACCGGCGTTGTTCTTGTCGGCGATAGTGATTGGATACAGACGGCTTGCATCAATGCTGCCGTCTTTGTTCTTGGCGATCTGTAGCGTGATGCCGGGATACTCCGACATCGCAATGATCTGGCGATCGACACGGACGGCTTGCTTGTAAGCCGTCGCCAGATTGGAACGCCGCTTGTTCCAGGTAGTGAGAAGCGCCTGGACATCCCAAGCCGTTATGTTCGGAAAGTCAAGTGTCTCATTGTCTTCCGTGACGTAAGGCTTGCAGTTCTTGTAAGTCTTCTGGTCACGGTAGACATCGCGTGCCGCGTCGATAGCATTCAACGCCGCAGTGATGACACGGCCGTAAGGCGTACGGTCGGCGAAGTCTTGGTAGAAC